ATCTTCCAAGCGCCGTTTGCAGACACTGCATTTAGTTCAATGTTATACACACCGATACCGCCGCCAACCGCAGCTGGCAACACAGTATGCGTCAAAATACCTGCGCCTGTACCGTCAACAATTTGAACCGTTGAAGTCAATGCTGTGGTAACTGTACAAACTAATCGATGAATATAATCACCGATTGCGCCAGTTGTGCCTAAAACTTGCGCTGATGAACTTGCTGCAACGTGTTCGTACTGGTAACGATAGGGATTTGCTACGCCACTCATAATCTTCTACTCCTAACGGTTGTGTGGGTTGCCCACATATCATTCAATGTAACTGTGTTTTCAGGCCCAACCATCAGCGGTTTCTCAACGTCTGGTGCTTTAACCTTTGGTTCTAATCTCCAAGCAATTGCCAACATACGGAACGCATCTGCTGGGTGGCTTGTCCAATCATGTCTGGGCGTTTGCCTAAATGCCTTTTTGTCCTCGTCGTATTCCCGCTGATATTGCCTTAGTGCCTCTAACCCATCGTGCGTTCGTTCAGCATCAAACCAACACATTGACAGCATCTGTCTGACCGCCTGAATCCCGTCTTGCACCGACAAGTCAGGCACAATCGCCATATTGTTGATGCCTAGATACTCACTCAATTGCTCGATAACTGACTTACCCGCAGCTGCTAGTGTTTTAGCCCTTGCATCGTGCGGCAAGTAATGTTTTCCGTATTTATACGGCTTTTCTACGACTATTTTAGCTATTTCTGCGATATTTGCACCAGATATTGCAAAATAATCTATTACATGAATTTCGTTGCGAACGACCTGATACCACCAAATTGCCGTGTCATCACGATAACCCAAGTCCCAAGCTGTGTGCGTGGGTAAGTGCGGATCGTAATCAACACGCCTAACTTGACCTGCATCTGTAATCTTGCGTATGTCCTCGCCATAGAAAGCGCCCAATATAGCCGCCTCAAACGAACACTCGTACTCTTGTAGAAACTGGTCATCGCTGATCTGTGCCGCAGCTGCCCGTAGCTCTGTGTCGGGTAACAGTCCAGACTCACTAGCTTTCAAGACAAGGTGAAACCACTCATTAGGCGTTTTCTTGGCTGTTTCAAATATCTGCCAAAACTGATTCTTACCTTTTGGTGTACCGGCGAATACAGCCCAACCCTGTTTGTCAGATAAGGTCGGGCGAATGACGTTACCCCACACGCTAGGTCTGAAGTCACCATACTCATCCATAAACACGCCATCAAAGCCTAGTCCACGCATGGCATCTGCGTTGTCAGCTCCAAATAAGCGTATCTTGCCGCCAGTTACCAACTCGATAGTCAGTTCGGCCTCGTTGGATGATGCGAGAACTGGTCGAGCAAAGTGTTTAAGGTAATCCCAAGCCACGGACTTAGCCTGGCTACGAAACGGTGCAATGTAAGCAAATAGGGGATTTGTGCTTTTGCACATGAGTGCAGCACGAACAATGTCGTTAATGGCTGCGACTGTCTTACCGGCTCGTCGGTGTGCAACTAGGCAAGCCCAACGTTCGGTGCGGTTGTGAAATGGTTTGAACGCCCCCCGTGGTGAGTAGGGCAGCGTTACTTCCCGTCTTGCCACTTGACCACCATTTCAATCGGGCCATCATTAGCACCAGTATGTTCGGTTCGTGCAAGTTTAGGAACGTGGTACTCAGCAACTGACATAAAGCAATCGAACGCTGTCTTTGGCCCATACCGTTCATCCAAGGCAATGTCCTCAAGCCACTTTTGCAACAGGTGGGCATTACCATCAACGAACGCTGCAATCGCCTCTCTAGCCTTCGCTGTGGACTTATTAGGCGTACCTACGGCTCGACCACCTACCCTTGATCTAGTTTTAGCTACTTTAGCTTGCTGCATATCTTTCTCAATTGTCGTAGATTTAGATAGTTCAAGTTTAGCTTACTTATTGCGTTCGCTGATATTCTTGGCTTTTGCCCTTGCATCTTCTTTGCTTGATGCGCCCCATGCTTTTAAGGCTAACGCTAATCTGGTCGGTTTCCCGTCTTTCTCCATTGGGCCTGACATATTGCCCATTCGTGCGAGAAAACTGGCTCGGCGTGGATTATCGCCTGACTTGACTGGTGGCTTGAGGTTCATGCCTTCTGCTTTGGCACTTGCTCGCCCTTTGGCATTTAGACCGCCAGCAGGATTTTGCCCTTCTTTGCGTTGCCAAGCCGCTGTCATTGCAATGTCCTTATCTGCTTAATGAACGTATATATTCCATTTCCTGTGCGCTAAGTGGCCCCATATTACCGATTGTTGGCATTGGCACAGGTTGACCGCCGAAAGCGCCTTGTTGGGGCATAAATTGACCCATTGGCACAGAACCTAAACCATTAGACGGTGCTGACGGCATTGGAACTGGCATACCCATACCTCGGTCTTGCATTGGTTGATTCATTTGTTCTTGTGCAAATTGACGGTCTTGATCCGTCATGCCACCCTGAACATATTGATAATTTGGTTGATAATCTGCTCGCGAAGGCATATTTTGATAATTTGGTTTGTAATCAGACTGAGCATTTGGCAAGTTTTGTAAATATTTTGCGTGTTCTGCCTGCCGATTTTGTTCCATTTGCAACAATTGAGCTAATTTCTGAGCATCCATGACATTCCTTTATTTAAAGGCTTTAAGTTTGTATAGCGTACTGTCAATCAAATCGGCAATCTCGTCCACAATGTTTTGTAATTCTGAGTCTTTAGGCAATTCGTCACGAATGTCTTTTACAAACGCTTTTACGCCTGTGATGTATTTGACGGGATCGGTGGCTAGGTGGAAGTCTTTGGGATAGCTCTTGATGATTGAATAGCTGCCTTGATACGCCTCGGCCCACTTATCGCCCAATTCAATGATCGTGTCGTAGTATTCGTTCAGCGCAACGTGTTTGGCGTAACTGTCTGTTTGCAAGTGCATAAAGTGTGCATTTGTCCCGCTGTGGAACAAGGTTGCAACAAAAACGGCAGGATAGTCCATAGTGACCTCATAGGGTGGCTATCACAATTGTACAACCGCCGCCTAATTTAATCACCCCCCTTGCAATTTCTATTTTGTCAAACTGGCTATCATCGTCGAATACGCCTGCGTTGCCTAAACTGTCTAGCAAACTTTTAAGCCTGTTATCCAAATCTTGCTTGCGCCGGTCTTTGGGGAATATGGTGATAATGGCTTGCAGTCTAGCATCCCCAAAATTAGGGGTTTGATTGATTGTGACGTATTCCTGAACGGTTGCCTTATAGTCCCTTGCGGATTTGCTTAGTATTGTTCTGCCGTGGAAATTGCGCCAGTAAGCGTTTACTGATGGTGGTAAGGGAAGTTGCAGCGTAGCAATCATAGCAATGCCTCAGTTTGGGCTAATAAGTCCTCCTCCGTCACGCCATATTTCACCACAAACGCCTTTTTACCCAATCCATGTACCCCATCATTGCCCACATGATGAGTCGGGCATAGCGGTATAACCGGCGAATTTTCACGTTTCATTCCTAATCGTCTAATGTGATGTATGTGACTAGGCGTTTCCCCGTATCCCAAGTGTCGGCACAACGAGCATCCAAGGTTAGCCAGTTTCTCAAAGTGTTTACGCTGCGCTTTGGTCAACTTGAGCCTCTGTCCATTCTTGAAGATCAACCACCACAATCTGCATATCTACAGCAACGTCAGCTGCTGCGTCATATTTACCCTGCAATACAAGTTTTTGGTATTGGTGCAGCATTGCGTTAAGTTTAATTAGGCTTTCTGAATAATCAATCATTTGGTTATCTTCTCAATTTGTCGGTTACTGGCTTGTTCGGTGCGCCAGGCATCAAACCTCATCTGTGCGCTCATCATGCGCCATTTCAGCAATTCAACTTGCTCTGTTGCTGCGCCAATTGCATCACAATGGGTTTGATAATCTATATGAGCGTATGCCTCACGTTCTTGTGCGCCAATGCTAGTTTCGCCTGATTTCTTCATCAAAATGCTTTTTAGGCTAGATTTGTACGCCTCTAGTTGCGCCAGTATGCCTTTTGCTTTTGCATAGGCCGGTGCATTTTCCCAAATGTATTCAATTGCTGGGTGTGGGCTGTATTCACTCATTTAAGTAACTCCCATGCTGTTGCGGCGCACAATGGAACTTGTCCATTTCCAATGGCTTTAAGTCTGTGAACCCTAGCGGCCACCCCATGAGCCACTCGACCCACATCGGGTTCAATACTCCACCATTCGGGTCTTGTCGCACATCTGGGTGATTGCCTAACATTTTTTGCATTTTCCCCGTTGGTTTTCCGCAAGCATCCTCGTTTGCTGTCGGTGTAGGCCATTTTTGACGTTCCATCCAAACCGCTGTTGCCAATGGATTCCCCGCAAATTTGCCCCTTTCGCTTTTTAATTTCATCGGGCCGCCAGAACTGCTGATTGGCGTAGGCCACATTTGATTGGGTGGTGGATAAACCACTTGTTCCCGTAATGTTGAATGTGTTGCTCGACCTTGCCTGTTGTTGTCGTGTTGTTTCTTGAGTGCTTTCGGTGTTCTCGGTGGCAACGCATCCATGCACGTTGGGGATAGCCATGTTGTAATTTCTTTCGGCTCTAATCCAAATTCTTTCTCTTTGATGGTTTGCACCAATATCGGCAGCTGATACAACGCCCCATTTTGCATTGAACCCCATCGAGGAAAGGTCTGCAAGGACAACTCCAAGTCCTCTAGTAGTGAGCATTGGGCTGTTTTCCACAAAGACGTATTGGGGTCTAACCTCGCCAATGATCCTTGCCATGTGTTTCCACATTGAGGATTTGTTTCCTTCAATTCCTGCACCTTTGCCGGCTGCGCTGATGTCCTGGCATGGAAATCCTCCAGATACAACGTCAACAATTCCTCGCCACGGCTTTCCGTCAAAAGTTTGTACGTCATCCCAAATCGGGAAAGGCGGGAGAATTTTGTCATTTTGTCTGGCGCACAATACGCTTGCTGGGTATTGTTCCCACTCAACGGCGCAGACGGTTCGCCATCCAAGTAAGTGTCCCCCAAGTATTCCTCCACCAGCGCCTGCGAAAAGAGCCAACTCATTCACTCAGCCCCCTTTCGTTAATGTCATAAAACCAATTGTCACTTACTGCCCACTTGCGTGAACCGTCTACTGTCCAAATGTGGCGTGATGCTTGGAAATCAGGGAACATTGTTGCAGATGGAATGAGCGACTGGTCGTACCAAAGGCATCGGTTATTGGGCTGTGCTGCAAATTGCCCATTATCTAACCGGATAAAGTTAAATGATTTGTGTTCTTCAGCAACTTCAGTAAATCCCGTGTCTACATCCATACCGTCGGCACAAAAATCTACCGTAAACAAGTATTTACCAAAGTGCCATTCTTTGTTTTTACCTAAAAATTTAACGCCAAGGTTACGCAAGCCAATTTTTTCATGCACGGTAAAACTGTATCCCATGCAATCCCAAAGCTGTAGCGTGTCAATTTCCAAATGCCCATGTAACTCTGTGTACCAAACATAAGCGTGTATAGGC